TTGACGGCATGGTCGACCGGGAGTTCTGGAACGTCGAGAAGGACCCCGAGGACACCCGCCGCTACTTCTTCAACCAGCCGACCGCGGCCCGTGACGCCTGGACCACGCACCCCGACTGGGAGGCGAACCGGCGCGAGGACCTGGAGCTCGAGCCGGGCACGGAGCTGGCGCTGTTCTTCGACGGCTCCAAGACCGACGACTCCACCGGCATCCTCGGCGTCCGCGTCTCCGACGGCGCCCCGTTCCTGCTGGGCGCGTGGGAGAAGGACGGCCCCGACTGGCAGGTCAGCCAGGCCGCCGTCGACCGCCGGGTGCGCGAGGTGTTCGACCTCTACGAGCCGCTGGCGTTCTACGCCGACGTCAAGGAGTTCGAGCAGTACGTGGACACCTGGGCTAGCGAGTTCGGCGAACGACTTCTGGTCGACGCCACGCCGGGGCGGAATAGGCACGCGGTCGCCTGGGACATGCGCTCGCATGTCAAGGACTTCACTGAGGCCGCCGAGCGGACCTTGGTGGACATCCTGGACCGCAACGTGCCGCACAGCGGCGACCCGCGGTTGCAGCGGCACATCCTGAACGCTCGCCGCTCCCCGAACAAGTACGGGGTCTCCATCTCGAAGACCGGGCGCGAGTCGCCCCACAAGATCGACTTCGCCGTGTGCCTGATCGGTGCGCGCAAGGCGTGGCGGGACCTGCTTGCGTCCCCCGCCTTCACCAAGCGCAGGACTCAACGCACCGGGAGGGTGGTGGCTCTGTGAACCAGCGGGACGCCGTCATCCTCGCCAAGCAGCTTTTTCCGCAGTACCGGGAGAACCGGGCCGACCTCGACACGGTGGACTCGTGGTATCGCGGGCAGAACGAGCGCCCGACGATGCCCCGACAGTCGACCAAGGAGTACCAGCAGCTCCAGGAGCGGTCCTATACGCCGTGGCTCGGGCTGGTGGTCACCTCGGTCGCGCAGACCCTTTACGTGGAGGGCTACCGCCGCGCCCGCGAGGTCGACGACGCCGCTGCGTGGGGGTTCTGGCAGGCCAACGGGCTCGACGGCCGGCAGATGGCCGTCCACCGCGGCGCTCTCGCTCACGGGCAGGCGTTCGTGACGGTACTCCCCGGCGACCGTGGTCCGGCGATGCGTGGCGTGTCCGCCCGCAAGATGCACGCCGTCTATGCCGACCCGGCCGAGGACGAGTACCCGATGTACGCGCTGCGGGTTGACCCCAACGGCGGCGCGAACAAGTGGATGCTGCGGCTCTACGACGAGAAGCAGGTCTACTACCTCTCCGCGGACTCCGAGGCCACCAAGATCGAGTTCCTGGAGTCCCGTGAGCACGGGATCGGGGTCTGCCCGGTGGTCCGGTTCACCAACCAGCTCGACCTCGATGGCCGCGCCACGGGCGAGATCGCCCCGTTCGTCCCGCTGGCTGCGCGGATCGACCAGGACACGTTCGACCGGCTCGTGGTGCAGCGGTTCGGCGCGTGGGTCATCAAGTACGTCGCCGGCATGGCGACCCCGGAGACCGACGAGGAGAAGCGCGCCGCGCAGATCGCGCTGAAGGTGTCCGACTTCCTCATAGCCGAAGACCCGGACACCAAGTTCGGCAGCCTGCCGGCCACCCCGCTCGACGGCTACATCAAGTCCCGCGACGCCGACATCCGCGACCTTGCCGCCGTCACCCAGACCCCGCCGCACCACCTCCTCGGCCAGATGGCGAACCTGTCGGCCGAGGCGCTGGCTGCTGCCGAGTCGTCCCTGATCCGCAAGGTCGAGGAGCGCAAGCACTCCTTCGGCGAGTCGTGGGAGCAGGCGCTACGCCTCGCCGCCTCGGTCGCCGACGTCGAGGGCTCGGATGACTTCGAGGCGCAGGTCCGGTGGCGCGACATGGAGTCCCGGTCGCTGTCGCAGGTCGCGGATGCGCTCGGCAAGTTGTCCCAGCAGCTCGGGGTTCCGGTGGAGATGCTGTGGGAGAAGATCCCCGGCTGGACCGACCAGGACGTGCTGCGCGCCAAGACGCTCGCCGCCGAGGGTGACGCGCTCGCCTCCCTCAACGGCATCCTCGAGCAGCAGGCAGCCGAGCCCGAACTGCCGTGACCACCGCGGAACTGACCCGCCGCTACCGGCGCTCCACCCTCGCACTCCGAGCGGCCACCCTGCGGGATCTCCAACGCCTGTGGCCCGCATTCCGGCCCGACGACCCGATCGAGACCTTCACGGTCCTGCTTGCCGGCGTAGAACCACTAGTGCAGCGCGACCGGACCCGAGCGGCCGGCCTCGCCTCGGCCTACTTGCAGGCGCATCGACAGGAGGCCGGCGTGCCCGGCCCGGTCGATGTTCGTCTAGCCGAGTCGGCGCCGGCTGAACAGGTGGCCCGCTCGCTCCACTTCACAACCGTCGGCGCTGTCCAGATCGCCCGGCGCGCAGGCAAGACCCTCGACTACGCGGCGTCGTCGGCCCGTGTGCAGACGATGGGCTCGGTCGGCCGCCTGGTGCTCAACGCGGGCCGGGAGACCGTGCTCAGCACCGTGAACGCCGACCGGCGCATCCTCGGATGGCAGCGCGTCACCTCCGGCGGCTGCGAATGGTGCCGGATGCTCGCTGGTCGCGGCGCCGCCTACAAGTCCGAGGGAACCAGCTCGTTCGACGCGCACGACCACTGCGTCTGTAGCGCCGAGCCGGTCTACCGCTGATCTCCCGCCCCTGGAGGGCGGCTGCACCATCCCCTAGGCCCCAGGAGGCCGAACATGTCCGACACGGACACCGCAACAGCCGAAGCCGCCACGGAGCAGGCCGAGGAGACCCCCGAGGAGCCGCAGGACGCGCCCCAGGAGGGCGAACAGGCGTCCGACGACACCGAGGACTGGCGCAAGGACTTCGACCCCGACAAGGCCGCGGAGCGTATCCGCAAGTTGCAGTCGGAAGCGAAGAACCTACGCACCCGCGCGAAGACCGCCGAGGAGAAGGCGGCCGGCGCGGACGAGAAGGACAAGCGCATCACCTCGCTCCAGAGCGAGCTGCTGCGTGAGCGTGTCGGACGGAGGCTCGCCCTCCCCGACGAGCTGGTGGACCGGTTGCGCGGCGACACCGAGGACGAACTCCTCGCTGACGCCGAGAAGCTGGTCGGCCTTCTCGGGAAGCCGGCATCCGGTCGCAAGCCTGCCGAGCAACTGCGCGGTGGGCTCGACCCGGAGAAGGAGCCCGAGGAAGACCCGCGAGAGGTCGCACGGCGCATCCGCGCCCGCGGCTACTGAAACCCCCGCACGGCCCCGCCACGGGCCGCCTGCGGTCAACCCAACGACCTAGGAGGTCACCGTGGCGAATACCTGGATCACCTCGAACTCGGGCCAGATCGCCCGGGTTGCTCTGGCGACCCTCGCCGAGGACGTCGTCCTCGGTCAGACCGTCCACCGCGACTTCGACAACGAGTTCGGCGGCGGCTCCGGCGACACCATCAACATCCGTGTCCCCGCGTCGCTCGCGGCACGCACCTACTCGGCTGCGAACCGCTACACCACGCCGATCACCTACGACGACCTCACCGAGGCCACCGTCCCGCTGGTGCTCGACTCGATCCTCTACTCGGCGGTTCGTCTGCCGGACGAGGAGGTCGATCTCGACATCGCCAACTTCACCGCGCAGGTCACCGGCCCCCAGGCCGAGGCCGTGGCGCAGGGCCTCGAAGACGCCATCGCGGCGGAGATGAACGGGGTGGCGGCCACGGCTGGCCTCCAGTTCCCGCTCAGCCCCACCGACGGGCAGATGCTCGACGAGTTCGCCGACGCCCGCAAGGCGCTGCGCGACAACAACGTCCCCACCAACAACCTCTTCGCCGCCGTGTCGACCGACGTGGCGACGAAGATCATCAAGGACTCGGAGTTCCGTCGTGTCGACGCCTCCGGCTCCGAGGGGGCGCTGCGCGAGGCCATCATCGGCAAGATCCACGGCTTCACCGTGGTCGAGTCGAACAAGCTCACCGCCGGCTCGGCAGTGTTCTACCACCGGGACGCCTTCGCTCTCGCCACCCGTGCGCCGCAGGTGCCTCGTGGTGCCGGCGCCGGCTCCTCGGTCTCGGCCTACGGCTACTCGATGACGTGGACCGCCGACTACGACCCGAACTACCTGGCCGACCGGTCTGTGGTTCGGGCGCTGGCCGGTTCCGCGGTTCTCGACGCCGACCGGGTCGTCAAGGCCGACACGTCCGCGACCTGATCGGAGCCTGACTGATGGCGACACTGCCTCCCGTGGTCTCTGACCTCGAAGCGTGGACAGGTCAGACGATCTCGCCTGACGACCTCCGCGCCGATGCAGTGTTGTCTGCCGCGACCGCGCTCGTTCGCGGATACGCGGGACTGGCGTGGGACGACGACAGCGTGCCTGACGAGGTGCACGCTGTCGTCGTCCAGATCGCCAGCCGTATCTGGTTCAACCCGCAGGGGCTCACGTCGGAGACGATCGACGACTACACCCGGCGGTACGGCGAGTCGGTCGAGAGTGCCGGTCTGGCGCTCACCGACTCCGAGCGGGTGATCCTCGGTCGCTACCGCACCACCGGCTCGGGGCTGTGGGTGCAGCCCATCACGTCCGGCACGGTCGAGATCCCGCTCGATGACCTGTTCCTGCGCGACCTCGACCACGGGGACGCCTCGGGGACCTACACCCCGGCGCCATGATCTCGGCGGTCACGGAGGCGGGTCAGCAGGCCGCGGAGTCCCGGATGCTCGACACCTTCGACATCGGCGTCCCTACCGGCGGCTACACCTACGACCCGGCCGCGAACGGCGGCACGGGCGGCGACGTGGAGACGATCACGCCGCTGTTCGCCACGGTCGGCCGCGTGAAGGTGGGCGGCGGGCTCGCTGCCCGCGAGGCCGAGGCTGGCGGGCGAACGGTGGTCACAGTGGTGCGCGAGCTGCACATCCCGGTCGGCTCCGCGGCGGTGCCGGTTGGCGCTGTGGCGGTTTGCACGGCCGTTCACCCGACGTCTGACCCGACCCTGCTCAACGCCCGGCTACGTCTGGCCGGTCCGGCACCGGGCTCGCAGACGACGGCCCGCCGGCTCGAGGTCGAGGAGGTGCTGACGTGAGCACCGTTCGCGGCGACGCCTCCGAGTTCTACGACCTCGCTAACGACCTCTCCCAGGTCGGCGCCAAGACCGTCCCCCTCGCACGCGCCGCGATGCTGGCCGCCGGCGAGGTGGTTGCGAAGGCGTGGCGCAACAACATCCTCAGCGAGAGCGCCGCCTCGACCTCGATTCCGCACTACCCCGAGTCCATCGACGCTGAACTCACCTTCAGCATCAGGGCGATCACGGTGGAGGTCGGCCCGAACAAGGCCAAGAAGCAGGGGTCGCTGGGTCACCTCATCGAGCTCGGCACCGAGACCTCTCCCCCGCACCTTCATGGCCTCCGCGCCATGACCGACAACGAGGCGAACGTCGAGCGGGCGCTCGACCAGGGCCTCAACTCCCTGTTCGGATGAGCGTCACCGACGACCTGGTCACCCAGGCTGGCGGCACGACTGCGCGCGTCTACGCGATCGGCTCCGTCCCGGCTTCCCCGACGTACCCCTACCGGGTGATCGGCTACGCGCCGAACGCCCCGATACAGCGAACCATGAACGCCAAGGGCGAACAGGTCCGCCGCTTCACGGTGCAGCACTTCGGGCGAACCGACGACTCGGTCGAGGCAGTGGCTTCGGCCACGTTCGCCACCTTCGACAGCCAGCGAGTCGACGGCGACGTCTGCACCCAGGAACTCGCCTCACCGATCCTGCGCGACCCGGACAACCAGGGCGTGCTCTCCATCACCCACACCTACCGATTCTGAGGAGCGACATGGCGACGAAGAAGAAGGACGGGGCCACCAGCGAGGGCGTGCCCGTCCGCACCGACCAGACCCGCAATGCCCGCTACGAGGACGGCGTGCCCGTCCGCACCGATGACGTGCCCGAGCAGACCGCCGGGGCGAAGAAGGCCGGCTCCAGCGCCGCCAACAAGAAGGAGAGCTGAAAATGGCCGCACCCGTCACCCCAGCCAAGAAGCTGGCGAACGGCAAGGACACCTGGTGGCTGGTTCCGGCCGGCGCCAACCCTGCTGCGCCGACCGCCGCCGAGGTCAACAGCGCGACCGGACTGAACATCTCCGGCATGCTGCTTCAGGACTACGAGGGCCTGACCGTGTCCACCGACCGCGTCACCCTCCCCGCGGTGATGCTCGAGACCGTCATCACCGAGATCGCGGGCAACACCACCGTCACCGCCGCCGACATGCAGATCACCTTCGACCCGCAGGCCGCCAGTGGCGCTGACGGCAAGAAGGCGTGGGACCTGCTCGACGGTGGCACGTTCTCCGGGTGGGCGGTGCGCCGCCAGGACTCGCCCGCCGGCAACGGTGACGCGACTGCCGGCGAGTTCGTCGACGTGGCCGTCGTGGACATCGACCAGCCCATCCCGGGTCGCACGACCGCGGGCGCCGACGGCATCTACATCTTCACCGCGCCGGTGTCCCCGATCCAGGTGCAGTGGAACGTCACGGTGGCCTGATCCGCCACGCACATTCTCTCGTCTGCCCCGCTGCTGCGCTGACGAGACGCGGCAGCGGGGCTTCTCGTCACCTCTCGTCAAGGAGCACCCATGTCAGACAACGCCAGCCGCAAGGTGCTGGAGTTCCCGGTCGGGGACTTCCCTGAACGTCTCGACGTCGCCTATCGGGCGGCGCAGGAGGCGCTGAAGGACACCACGGCACGCACGATGAACGAGGGCGACCCGTACCTCGAGCTGAAGGCCGAGTACGACGCCCTGCGCGACGAGTCCCAGCAGGCGTCCCGCGAGGCGAAGACCTATGTCGTGCTGCGCGAGATCAGCCGCAACGACTGGCGCAAGATCAAGGCCGACCATCCCCCGCGCACCGACGCTGATGCTGAGACGGTGAAGGCCGACCGGGTGGCGGGGTTCAACGTGGACACCGCCGAGGATGACCTGGTGTTCGCGGCGCTGGAGGAGCCCCGGTTCGAGTCGCGGGCGGCGTTCGACGAGTGGGCGGGCCAGCTCGGCGCGGGCAAGTTCGCCTCGATCGCGCATGAGGCGTACCTGTTCACGATGGAGGCGCGCCGCGACCCAAAACTGCTGCCCGCTTCGCCGACGAGGAACGACTCCTAGAGGTCCGCGCCGCCCACTACTGGCGGCTGTCCCCCTCGGCGTTCCGGGCGCTGCCGGACGAGGACCAGGCGGAGATGATCGCCTACCTCACCGAGGTCTGCCCGGACTGCGGGAACCTCCGGTCGGTCTGTTCGGACCCGGAGCGGGCGTTCTATCCGCAGCGGCGCATGTGCTACGCCTCCGCGGTTCGTGATCTGACTGCCCGGCGGCTGCACGAGAAGCACGGGCACCCCGACGGGGTCGCGGACCTACACCCGCTCGACGGGATGGGGCTCTACGTGTCGCCTGATGACCTGACGCCCGACGACGACTTCGTGTGACCTGAGAGGCGGTGTCCTGTGGCTGATCGCTCCGTGGTGTACCGGCTTCGGGCCGAGCTCGGGTCGTTCCAGGCGAGCATGGCGCAGGCGTCGGCCTCGACCCGCAAGGTCGCCAACGACATGACGGCGCTGACCAAGGAGGGCGAGAAGTCCCGACGTGGCCTCTCCAGCCTCGGCTCGGTGGCAGGCAAGGTCGGTTTCGCTGCCGCGGTCGGTCTCGGTGCTGCGGTCGTCAAGGCCGCCGACTTCGACTCTGCGATGAGCAAGGTCCGTGCCGCGACTCACGAGTCGGCCGGCGCGATGGATGACCTTCGCCAGGCGGCGCTCGACGCGGGCGCTGACACGGCGTTCTCCGCCACCGAGGCCGCTGCCGGGATCGAGGCGCTGGCGAAGGCTGGCGTCGAGACCGAGGAGATCCTGTCGGGCGGCCTGATGGGGGCTCTCGACCTCGCCGCAGCGGGTGAGATGGAGGTCGCCGAGGCGGCCGAGGCTGCTGCCGGCGCGATGGCGCAGTTCAAGCTCGACGGCGAGGACGTGCCTCACATCGCCGACCTGCTCGCCGCTGGTGCCGGGAAGGCGCAGGGCGAGGTCTCCGACATGGTGATGGCGCTGAAGCAGGCCGGCACCGTGTCGTCGCAGACCGGGCTGACGCTGGAGGAGACCACCGGCGCACTCGCCGCGATGGCCGAGCAGTCCCTTCTGGGCTCCGACGCGGGCACCTCGTTCAAGCAGATGCTGGCCTCGCTGACCCCGAACAGCGAGAAGGCCGCCAACACGATGCAGGACCTCGGCTTCTCCGCCTACGACGCGCAGGGCAACTTCATCGGCATGACCGCGCTGGCCGGTGAGATGCGCGAGGCGTTCAAGGGCATGAGCGCCGAGCAGCGGTCGGCGGCGATGGAGACCATCTTCGGCTCCGACGCCGTCCGCGCGGCCTCGATCGTCTACGACAACGGCGCCGACGGGGTCCAGAAGTGGATCGACAAGGTCGACGACGCCGGCTACGCCGCCGAGACGGCTGCGATCAAGCAGGACAACCTCCGGGGCGACCTCGAGAAGCTGGGCGGGGCGCTGGAGACCGCCCTGATCGGCACCGGTGAGGGCGCACAGGGACCGCTGCGGACGCTCGTGCAGGGCGCCGAGGATCTGGTGAACGCCTTCAACAAGCTCCCCCAGCCCGCGAAGGACGCGGCGGCAGGAATGGCGGCCATCACCGCTGTCATCGGCGGCGGCCTGTGGTTCGGGACGAAGGTCGTCAACGGTGTCGCCAACACCCGCGAAGCCCTCGACAACCTCGGTGTCTCCACGGAGAAGTCGGGCCGTGCGATGCGCGGCCTGGGGCGGGCGGCGGCTGGGCTGGCTGTCCTCGAGGTCGGCATCCTCGGCATCAACGCATTGCAGGACGCGATCGACGAAAGCCTCCCCGGGGTCAACGAGTTGACCGGGCGCCTGCTCGACCTCAACAAGGGGCGCGGCCAGGATCTCGGCAAGGAGTTCGACTCGCTCAGCGACAGCATCGGGCGCCTGACCGCAGAGAACCGGCTGGAGCACGCGGGCGACTCGCTGCTCTCCCTGCTCTCCCTCGGGCAGGCCGAAGGTCAGCGGAAGTCCGAGGCCCGCAACGAGATCGAGGCGCTGGACCTGGCGCTGGCGAACATGGCGTCCTCCGGCAGTACCGATGCCGCAGCGGCGGCCCTGACGGATCTCGGCAAGGCGCAGGGGCTCTCGGCCGACGAGATGGACCGCCTGCGGAAGATGCTGCCCCAGTACGACGAGGCCGTAGCCGGCGCGGGGAACCAGACCGACCTGGCGGCCGCCGCGAACGACGCGCTCAGCACGTCGGCGGCCGGTGCGGCAGAGTCCGTCGGCGCCCTGAGCACGATGACGGCCGAGCAGGCAGAGGCGCTGGAGAAGTCCCGCAAAGAGGCCCGCGCGACCGCCACCGAGTTTTTCGGGCTCGGCGAGAAGGTCGACAACGCGAAGGTGTCGCTCGGCGAGTGGATCCGCGACCTGGAGAAGCAGGCGCAGGCGCTCCGCGACTTCCAGAAGAACGCCGAGGAGGCGGGCCGGAAGGGGGTCGACCAGGGGCTGATCCAGAAGCTCGAACAGGCGGGACCAGCGGGCGCCCTTCGGATGCGCCAGCTCGCCAACGCCACCGAGGAGCAGATCAGGCGCGTGAATCGGGCGTGGCGCAGCGGCGAGGGTGCGGTCGACGGCTACACCGACGCCGTCGGCGGAGTGCCCACCCCGACGCTGGGTGTCAACAACCGGCCCGCACTAGCGGGCATCGACGAGGCCATCGAGCGGCTGAAGGACTTCAAGAGCAAGGACATCACGATCCGCGCCACCTACTCCGGGACGGCGGCAGTTTCCCCCGGCTTCGGGGCGCAGGGCGGGTTCGCTGGCGGTGGCTGGACAGGCCCGGGTGGGAAGTACCAGCCGAAGGGTGTTGTCCACGGCGACGAGTACGTGTTCTCCAAGGAAGCGACCCACGGGAACGTCGCGATGCTCGAACAGCTCCACCGACACCTCCGCGGGTACGCATCCGGTGGCCTGGTGCAGCGTCACGCCGCGCCGGTGGTGTCCGTGAATGCGGCAGGCCCGGCGATTGACTACACCCGTCTCGCCGCTGCGATGGCGCAGGTCCGACCCCTGTACGGCGACGTGCATGTGAGCGACGGCTACGGCGGGTTCAAGCGCGAGCTCCAGAACGACGCGCAACGCGCCGGACTCGGTGGAAGGCCGCTCCCGTGAGTCCCACCCTGACCATCAGCATCGACCGCACATCCCTGGCGCTGACGCCGCTGGTGATGAACGGCCACAAGGACCCTGACCCGTCCCCGCTGGGGATCACCACCTACGCGGAGCCGGCGATGCAGGCACGGCTCGCCTACGCGCCCACCTCGGCCTACATCCACGGCGAGGCGCCGCTGGGCTGGGCATGGCAGGAGACGATGCTGAACTTCGGCGTCGCCACTTTCAACCAGACCACCGAGAACGCATCCCGCCTGCTGCTGGCCGAGCTGCGGGCGGCGATCACCCAGTTCACCTACGTCGTGACCGTCACCGTCGACGACGCCACCCCGGAGGCGTGGACGTGTCGCCCCGGGTCGCTGATGCCGTCCGGTGATCGGTCGGTGATCGACGTGACCCACCACATCCCGTCGTGGTCGGTGTCCCTGCCTGCCCATCCGGTGAGGAGCTGACGTGCCGATCCGCGACATCGCAGCGATGAACGCCTCCCTCGACAACGACTACGGCGCCACCCACGGCCCGAACGTGCCCGCCTCGCACGAGCTGGCGCTGTTCGACCTGGACCCGTCGGCGATCGACGACACCACGGGCACCTACATCGCCACCGAGCTCACCGGCTACGGGCGCGCGACGATCACGAACGATGCGACGTGGGCGGCGGCTGCGGACGGGCAGAAGCAGACGGTCGCCCCTGTGCAGATGCCGGACGTGGCGGGCGAGCAGGACGAGGCGACGTTCTGGGGCTTGTTCGACGGCACGACGCTGTGGGACTACGGCCCGCTGACCGAGGCGGTCGAGGTGACCGAGGCGGGCCCGGGGCCACAGGTGATCCCGGTCATCTTCTACAGCGATTCCCTCGACGACGAGGTGTAAGCCACATGCCGGGGAAGAAGAAGACGCCCCCACCATCGCAGGCTTCGGACAGGGCGCCGTCGTGTCCCCACTTCCGCATCATCGCCGAGCCCACGAAGGTCCCCAACCAGGTCGCGTTCCGCTGCCTCGACTGTGACGCCACCCTTCCGCCCGACTTCGCCTCACCAGCCCACTAGCAGACACGGAGACCGGACATGGACTTCTGCTTCAACATCGCCAAAGGTCGGCACGGCTACTACGCCTCGCTGCCCGCCACCAACGACGCGCTGATCGCCGTCCCGATCGAGGCGACCGGCGTGGAGTCCGACGCCACGCTGAAGGACTACGACACCCTCTCCGCGCTGCTGGCGGCCTCGAACAACGAGCAGACCACGATGGGCCGCAAGACCCTCGCCTCGGTGACATCGGCGGTCAACGACACCACCGACAAGTGGGTCGTCGACGCGGCCGACCCCGTGTGGACTGCGGCGACGGGAAACGCGACGGCGAAGCTGATCGTCTGCTACGACCCGGACACGACTGCTGGCACCGACGCCGACCTGATCCCCCTCTACGGCTACGACTTCGCGGCCACCCCTGCGGGCGGTGACATCACGGCCACGATCAACGCCTCGGGGTTGGCCGAGTCCGCCTGACCACCCCTCCCCGCCGACCGCCGAGAGGGGGTGTGATCCGTGGCTGACTCGATCCTCGTTCCGTCCCCGGCGGATGCGTTCGCGCATTCCCTGGCGTCCCACTGGACCCGTCGCGGCATCGTCGCCGGTGACGAGACGTGGGTGGGCGGTGTCCCGTCCGACGTTCGCTCCGAGACGGTCAGCATCACCTCCGGCAGCGCTGCGATCACCGCCGCCGCGGGCACGTTCGAGACGTGGGACGAAGGCGCCCTCATCACGGGTTCCAACATCCCGTTCGGCACCCGGATCCTGTCGGTCACCAGCGACACGGCTGCGACGATGTCGGCCAACGCGACCGCCACCGTCGGCCCTATCGCGGTCGACCTGTACCTCCACGGCGTGCAGCAGGCGTTCTCCGCAGGGGAGGCTTACCTGACGCCGTGCCCGTCGGGCGACTTCGAGGTCGTCGCGCTGGCGTCGCGGTCTGCCACCATCGGCGGCCGCATGATCGGCCCGATGATCCTCGACGCCTCCGGCAACGGCGTCCAGGCGTCGTGGTATGACGCGCCCGCTTCGTACCTGACGCTGAAGGTGTCGGCGTGGGGCTACGGGTCTGCATTCCAGCAGGGGCCTACGACTTCCATGCCGTCGTCGACCACGGCGCTGAGGTTGCGGAAGTCGGGGACGAACTACTACACGTCCTACAGCACCGACTACGGCGCGACGTGGTCCTCGGAGACCCCGGCGCTGGCGCACGCGACGTTCACGCCGACTCAGATGGGTTTCGGCAGCATCCTCGGTGCCGCGCAGACGGTCAAGCTGCACGAGTTCTACCCGGCCGTCTCCACCGGCGCCACCTCCGTCAACCTCGGCGTCGTCTCCGAGACGACCACCGCCCACGCGCTGACAGCCAAGGTCGGTGCGGTCAAGGCGCTCGGGGTCGTTGCGGAAGCGACCACCGTCCACCCGTTGACGGTGGACGTGGCCGACGGCTCCGCGACGGTTAACCTCGGCCTGGTCTCGGAGACCTCGACCGTCCACCCGTTGACGGTGATCGGCGCGGGTGGCGAAAGCGTCGCCCTCGGGTTGGTCTCCGAGACGACCACGGTCCACCCGTTGTCGGTCGATCTCGGCTACTACGTAGGCGACGCCACCAACCGAGTCGGCGGCAGGCAGCGCGGTGGGTACGCGGTCGCCACCTGGGAACCCGCCGTCGTCACCCCGCCCGCCTCCGTGGTCTACGGCGAGGCCCGCGACGTCGCCCACGCCTACGGCCCGGTCACCATGAACGGCACCCAGCCGGTCTTCGACGTCGACAAGGCTTCACGGACCCGGCACCGCACCCGGGTCGTGGTCGGCGGCAAGGACGTCACCTTCTTCCGCGGCGTCTCCACCCCGACACCCGCCTACCAGCTCGTTTCGCCCCTGCTCTACGGCCCCGCGACGCTGCGGCTGCCCCAGGTGGCGGCAGCGTTCGAGCAGCTGGGAACAGGCGACCTCGACTGGCTCCGCACCGAGCAGCGGGTCCTGGTGCAGCGGGTCGACGAGGCCGGCGACGTGGTCGCCACCGACTACCGCGGCGTCATCGTCGCCTTCGACACAGCCGGCGCCGACCTGACCGTCGAGATCGGCGGCGAGGCGTCCGGTCGTGCTGCGCTGATGGAGCGCCAGCCGCCCATCTTCCGCACCGTCAACGACATCGGCGCCCACGCCTACTACGCCATCCGCGCACTCGGCCTCCCGTTCACCCCGCGCCTCGGCCCCGACACGGGGATCAAGCTGGCCCGGTTCGGCGGCACCGGGCATCTGGACTACATCTCCCAGCTCTGTGCCCGTGCGTGGACCCAGAGCGGGAACCAGTGGACGATCATGCCGTCGACGGACACCGGCGCCTACCGGATGGTCCGCAAGGACACCACGACGATCGACGCCACCGCCTACCTCGACGACGCCTACACGGTGGGCTCCCTGCGCCGGGACCTGGCCGAGGAGCCGAACCGGCTCTACGCGACCGGCGTCACCCCTGAGGGGCAGCGGGTCCGGTTCGGCGCCTATCCGGGTCTGAAGCAGGGCACCGCGGCCCCGTACCCGTTCAACGACAACCGCAACTTCGGGCTCGGCACCACGAACGCCGACACCGACACCGGCGACGGCGTCACGGTGATGATCGACAAGCTCCGCGTCCACAAGTACATGGACGCCATCGACCAGCCCGGCGGGTACGACGCCGACGCCGAGAAGGGCGTCAGGCAGCTCCAGAACGACGCCGGGTTGCCGGTGACCGGCACGATGACTCCGGCGTCGTGGCGGGCGCTGTTCGACCTCGACAAGGTTGGCTTCTCGCTGCGGCAGTCGCAGATCATGCCCGCCGCGCAGAAGACCTATACGAAGCAGTGGCACCGCTCCGGGGCGGGCGCCCAGTTGCGGAAGAACCCGAACTACGACAAGCGGCGCCTGAAGCGCGACCGCACCGTCGACCTCGGTTCGGGGTTCACGATCTCCCAGATGCGCGAGTTCGCCCGCGCCGAGATCGACGCCTCCACCGACGACAACTGGGTCGGTCAGATCGTGTTCCACACCGGGGCGCTGGTGGCAGGCGACCACACCCCGGGGACTCCGGTGGCACCGTCTGACATCTTCCGTGCGCGTGCGCTGCGTCCCGGGATGAACCTGTCCCTCCCGCTGTTCGACGGCGGCATCGTGGTCCACGTCTCCGCGGTGTCGGTCGGCGAGGACGGCACGGTCACGGCGACGGTCGACACCAGGGCGCGGGACTCAATGGCCGTCTGGGAGGTCATCCAGCGCAACCGCGAGTCGCGGCGCAACCCGGCCCGCCAGTGGGTCCGCGACCACCGCGCGTCCGGTGAGATCAAGGACGCGATCGACGGGTGGGACGAGGTCGGCGGGCTGCTCGGCGACAACGTCACCGTCCCGGGCCACCGGTGGACGATCTTCGAGGTCGTCGCCGGGCAGGAGGGCACGGTGGCGCGGCTGCGGCTGCGGACCAACCCCAACGCCGAGTTTGTGTGCGCCGTCTTCGGCCGCGTCTTCGACACCGACGCGATGGAGAAGCGGCTCACTCGCCGGGTCGGGAACCCGTTGACGGAGGCCGGGTCGAAGAAGTGGGAGGACGAGGACGTCCGCGACGACCTCGACGACAACAACTTCCTCCTCTACGTGGCCGGGTCGAACGAGGACCCGTGCGGCTACTACCCGAAGCACAAGACCGACGGCGAGACCACGAACCCGCTCACCGGGCGCTGGAAGGACGACGCGCAGTTCGGTTACCGCACGTTCGCGCAGCCGGTGCTGTACGTGGCGATGTACGCCGACCGGGACACGGTGGTCCCGGCGGGGCGGATCATGTGGCCGCAGCTCGAAGCGGGGGCGTAGGTGCCGAGTGTTGATCTGACCGGCATCGAGGTATACGCGGTCGAGTTCAACGTGACGGGCGAACAGGACGTCACCGCGATCCTCGGAGACCCCGACACCTCCTCCTACATCACGATGGCGATAGCCACGGGAGGGCACACCCGGTTCCGGGTGGCGTCGCAAACAGGCAACGCGGGTGGCTTCGAGACGTGGACGCCGCCGGAAGGTGCCACCGGCATCGTCGAGCAGTACGTGGTTGTCGCCCGCGCCAGCGGCCAGCAGGCTGTTTCGCCACCGGGCACCTACGGCACGACTCCGGAGGCGGAGACGCTTCCATTCTTCGAGCTCGACACAGTCGGCACCGGCAACTATGCGATCGACTACATACCCAACGGGGCTTGGGGCGAAGTGGTGGGCCGGTTTGAGCGACTGGAGTCCGACCTCGACCTTAACCGGATCGACCTCCGCACCGCGTCGGGAATGTCGATCGACCTGGCCTACTTCGCAAAACGGGTCACCTGGGACGAACCCGCACCCGAACCCGTCACCGCCGAGGCCGCCACCCGCCAGTACCCCCGCGACGACAACCGCGGCCTCGGCTCCCCACGCCTCTACCCGCCACCCAAGTCCGGGCGCGTCGTCGGCGGCTACCTCTAAGGCAGGTGCGACGCGATGGCACTCGACCTCTCCAACCTCCTCACCGCCGCCCTCGCCGTCCTCGCACTCGCCACCGCAGGCGGCTACGGGCTGCTCCGCGGCCGGGTCTCCGCGCTCCGCGACGAGCTCGAGGACGAACGCAAGGGCCGCGAGTCCGACCGCCAGGAACGCGACGACCTGCGAGCCAAGAACGCCGACCTGCGCCGCGACCTCGACAACGTCACCGTCGAGCTGGAGGCGCTGACCCGCGTCGTCACCGGCGAGGTCCACTGGGTCGCCATCGGGGACAAGCTCGACCACCACCACGACGAGGCGAAGGCACATTGGGGCAAGACCGAAGACGCGATCGAGAAGGCACTCGACATGCTGAAGGGCATGCTCGAGCAGTTCGAGGAGATCCCGTGACCGAGCCGTCGAGGACCGAGCAGCGCGTCGAGCGACACCGCCGCGAACTGGCGGGCCTCCTGACCTACTTCCTCCTCGCCGTCCTGGTCATCGGGATCATCGGGATCATCGTCCAGACCTACAGCCTCGCCGCCACGATCCGCGAGCAGCAGAAGGTCACCGCCACCACCAACGAGCGGCTGATCGACTGCACGACCCCCAGCGGCGAGTGCTACAAGCAGGGGCAGAAGCGCACCGCCCGTGCCGTCTCCGACATCGGGAAGGTCGCCGCCTACGCTGCGGCCTGCGCCGACCAGGCGGGGCGGCAGGGGGAGGCCGAGGTGCTGGAGTGCGTGCTGCGCCGGCTCGCGGCCGACAAGCGCCACCCGTAGTCGTTGCGCGTCCGTCTCGCCCGCCTGCTCGCCACGCTCTCACCCACCAAGGAGGCCGTCGTGCCTATCAAGCCGCCGTCGCCGCCGTACCTCGGCCCGCCCGACAAGTGGTCGAAGGGCGACAACAAGCCGATCCGTCGCATCGTCATCCACTCCACCGTGTCTCCGTGTGAGCCCGGTGGCGCCCGCAACATCGCCGCCTACTTCCGCTCGGACGCGGCTGGCGGGTCTGCCCACTACGTCACCGACCCCGGCGAGGTCGTGCAGTCGGCGTGGGACTCGCTGATCTGCTGGCACGCACCCCCGAACGCCGGTTCGCTCGGGGTCGAGATGTGTGACATCCCCGGCCCTGTCCCCAACGACAAGCGCGGTACGGCCCGGTGGAAGTCGCTGCGTCGGTCGTGGCGCTGGGCGAAGCCGAACCAGCGCGCCATGTTGAAGCGCACCGCCCGACTCACCGCGCACCTGTGCCTCGCCTACGACGTGCCCACCCGGTTCGTCGGAGCTCGCGGTCTGCGTGCGGGTAGGCGCGGCGTCACGACCCATGCGTCGGTGTCGCGGGCGTGGGGGCAGTCGACCCACTGGGATCCGGGCTGGTGGCCGCGTGCGTGGTTCATGCGCCTGGTCCGCAAGTACGCCGCCGAGACCCGGAGCTCTACGCGATGAGCCCGTCCGTTGAGCGATTCCTTCAGTCCGAGTTCCTGCGCCAAGAGCTGTGCCTCGCCACGGAAGACGGCTGCGGGGAAGACGACTGTGCGCTCTGTCTATGTGGACGGTGGGCTGTGCCGAACACCTGGCCCGGGGCGGAATATCCGGGGCTTCTGCCGTGAGCCGCCGCCCGAACGAGCTGGTCCTCGTCGCGTGGAACCTCTACGCCGGCAACACCGACCGCAACGTCCTCGCCTACCTGGCCGAGGTGGCCGCGCTCGAAGGCCCTGACGTGTTCTGCCTGTCCGAGGCGTTCAACCATGCCGACGTGCTGGGCGAGTTCGCCATGTTCCACGGCTACACGCTGCTCCAGGAGCCTCCCAACCCGCGGCGTAGGCGCGGACGGGTGGTCGACGACACCGGCGACTGCGCCATCCTCGTCCACGACCGCCACAAGGTCCGCCGCGACTGGGTCGACGTGATGACCCGGTTCTGGACCGTGCTTCGCTACCGACGCCGTCACGCCCCGCACCGCTACCAGGTGGCGCTGCTGACCGTCCGTGGGCAGAAGTGGCGGGTGCGTGCGTCCCACTGGCCCACCCACGGCTTCGAGGGTCCGAACGCCAAGGCGGTGCTGGAGTCGGCCCGTGCGTCGCGTCGGTGGCTGCTGAGGAGCAACACGCCGTCGATCGACGTGGGCGACCTCAACGAGAAGCTGTCCCGCCTCGTGTCGTTCTACGGCCAGCGGTTCGGCTTCTTCGGCCGCGGGATCGACGTGGCCGTCACCCGCAACGTGACCGACGCCGTGTGGTCCGAGCTCGACAAGGGCGGCAGCGACCACCACGGGCGGCTCTACCGGTTCACCGCATGAGCCTCCCTCCCGAGCCCTACACCTGGGTCGGGTCACCACGCATTCCCCACCAGCCCCAACACAAGGAGAACCGCACCATGAACGTATCCGTCCTCCGCCTCGCGCTGTGCATCCTCGGCGCGGCCTTCCTGCTGTGCCTCGGCGGCATCCTGTGGCTCGCCTCCGCGAACCCCGCCCGCGCCATCCCCGATGTACTCGTCGGCACCACCGGCCTCATCGGCGGCGCCATCGTCGGCGTCATCGTTCCGAACAAGGCGGGCACCCTGTGAGCCCCGAACGCGCCATCGTCATCGCCATCCTGGTGCTCGTCTTCCTCGCGGTCCTGTTCGTCGTCTTCTGATGACCAAGCGTGACATGTCCTGGTTCCTCGCTGGGCAGGGGACGCAACTCGCCATGAGGATCCTCGGCCACCGCCTCACCCACCGCGCCTTCCGCCTGCACGAAGCCCGCATCTCGGGTCAACGCTAGGAGTAGCACATGGCATTCACCGACGCCGCGCTCAACGTGATGGTCGACGCCCTCGCCGCCGCCGGCACCTACATCTCCGCCC